ACTGCTGGTGTAGGCATAAGCACCAGTGGACACGCCTACTAGGTAGGGGGGAACACCGCATAGGCGCGCCAGGTCTAGTGCTGAATACTGGGCTGACTCAATCATCAGCATTTTGTCTGGTGTAGCAGTGCTGGCTTCATAGCTGAGAAACTCGTTAAGCACTGCGGTCTGGCTAGTTAGTCGAGCCTCTTGAAACGCTGCGCCAATTTCTGACAGCTCTTGCGCGCTCAAAGGTTCGCCACCAGTCTGTTTCAATACGCCACTGGGTAAGGAACTCTGCGCATTTTTGTACCTACTTTGCTCGACCTTGAGCGCTGTAGCAATGGTCTGTTCTGAGCTGTAAACAATGCCCTGAATTGGGCTAAGGAATTGCACAACGTTGCGATAGTCAATTTCGTTGCCAGCAAAAGTTAAAGCTTTTGAGGGTGAGAAAAACACCGGGCCTTCCTCGTCCAAACTGGTCATAGATCCAGCAGGCAAACGTTGAAATTTTGTTGGGTAGCCATCTACTGTGCGCTCTGTGATGTACCAAAAAGCGCGGCCATAAAACAACAGATCGTCAAGTGTCCAAGCCATAAGAAAGTTGTAGGTCACAGCTGGGTCTGGCTGGCGTAGCCAAGAGCGTGGGGCCAATGGGATTTCTTCCATTTCGCCTGTGGCGTCGTTGTACATTTCGCCGTACATTTTCAAAGGCATACAAGCAATTACTGAGGCGATTAAGTCACGTGATCGAGACACGGTGGCAAGGGTCATGGCGCGGTTACGCGCTGCACCTGCTTGGTAGTTGTAAAAGTTTTTTAACGGGTCTGTACTGTTGCCCACTGGTGCGTATCCGACAGCGGCCTGCACTGATGGCGTTGAGATAGCGGCCTTGGTGACTGGCTTATTAAAAATACCCATAGCGGTAGTATGCCACTTTCTGCCGGGTGTGTGTGGTACTGCCCTGCTCATCCCGACAACGCCCAGAGCAGTACCGCCAATACTTTAGCGACTAACTACCACCATCATTGGCTTACCAGCTTGCTTAGGTCGTGACGCTAAAGCGGCAGCCCAAATAGTGCAGCGCGCAAGCTCGATGGGGCCTGGACTCCTCTTACTGCTGAGAGCGAGTTGATTCGATTGCATGATGGCGACGCTGCGGTTCATATGTTCTGCAAGGTTTTGCTCGCCCTGGTGCACCAATTTGGCATCGTTAATTTGTGCCCTAACCAAGGATGTGTAGCGCAAAAGTTCGCCATAGCCCACAACCTTGGTGCGCCTAGTCAAAGGCAAAGGCACATGGTGTTCGAGCGCTGGTGTTACGGCCAGCCCGAGTAGTGGGTGAGCCGCGCATGCATCCATCATGGCTTGCTGACACTCAGCCAAGGACTGAACGACAAACTCAACCGATACGTGCACTACCCCAACATCATCTACAGCTGCGCGGACAGCGACATAGCGCGAGCCGTCAAGCGAAGAGTCACAAGCAAGCCAGCCATTATCTGGGCCTTGAATATCTGAAAGGCAAGCATCCCACTGACCCGGCTGTAGCCAGCAAGCGTCAGCGTTCACAAATTGGTTAAGGCTGGCGCGCAAAAATGATGACCGGTCAGGGTGGTCTGCATCTATCAGCATTGACTGCAGCTCTAGGGTTTGTCCGAGCGCTGGGTTGGCCCAGCCCCACCAGCTCGTATCCATGACATCGACACCTGGCGGTGGTGACCATTCTGCAAAGTAGAAAGCCCCGGCACGTTGCTCGCCAATAAGTGACAGCCCTAACTCGCGATAGCGGAGCATGGCGGTACTGGCCTCAGTGCCAGCAGTAGAAGTCATAACCATAATTGGTGAGCCACCAGCGGTGCGCGTGTTTCGAGCCTTCATAGTTGGGCGCAAAGAATGAGCCATAACAGCATCATCGACTGCGTAGATTTCATCCACCCAGATCAGGTCTGCCGATAAACCCATACCTGCTGATGGTGTGGCTGCCTTAATGAACCAGCGCGACCCGTCAGGCATTGCCAGTTCCATACGGCCATATCCCCACTTGGGTTTGGCGTCAAAATACTGCTCAAGAATTGGGGCCAAGAATTGGTACTGCAAGTTAGCCAGCGGTAACTCATGCGCTGAACTGATAACGGTCTGTGGCTTGCCACGTAGTGCAGCAATGCTGGTCAGCCAAGTGCCCACAATCGCCTGCCCAAGTACGGTCTTGCCGTTTTGTCTAGCAACTGTGATTAGACCGGAACGATTAACTAGATCACCAGACTCATCAGACTCAAGTAATCCCATCGCTGCGTGCACCTGCCAATCCATCAACTCAACCTGCATGTACTTGCGCGCAAACTCAACAACCAAAGGTGCGTACACAGAAATACCCGTAGTGACAGTTTCCAATCTGGGCAAAGTCCTACCAACTCCAACCTGATCAGGCCAGTTCTCGCCAGTCTCGGCCAGTTCGCCGCCACTTGGCATTATCTTGCGTAAAGGCTTGCTCGGGGGACGGGCTTCCCCCAAAAAAGTCGTATTTTGGTTTTGTTTTGGCGGTGCGTTTAGGGCGGCGTTTCGTGCGCTTTGGCGTTGTGCGGTCTTGTTGTTTACATAGATTGCTCCGCGTTTGCTGTTGCATGTTCTGCATGAGGGTACGAGGTTGGCTGTTGAGTCGTCTCCGCCTGCGTCGTGTTCTATGAGGTGGTCTGCTTGTGTGGCTTTGTTGCCACAGCCCCAGTAGCAATCTGGGTTGCCGTCTAGTATTGCTGCTCTGTTTGTTCGGTACTGCTGGGTTGTTTTCCTGTTGCCTGCCATAAGTGTGATGCTACTAGCGCCCTTGCTTCGCTGCGGTTGCTTTCAGTGCTACATCAGTCTTGTGGTTTGTGCCAGCCCCCACTTCCAGTTAGTAACTGTGGCAGGTGGTTTGTTTAGGACGGTCAGCCATACGCCTTTTGTGTCGTTAGGGAACGCTGCACTGGCGACTTACCCCAACAACCTTTCAGGTAAGTCATTTTGGGTGGTTGGGCGCGCCAGCTCTACCCACGTTTCCGTGTGTTATGCCTGCACAGTGCAATCCCGTACGAGGCCATGGTCGTATTTAGTTGTAAGGATTAGTTACTTGCGTATGCCTTGAATGATGGCAATGCCCAGCGACAATAGCAGGACATACCAAGCCACAATTAGCATGATGCTAAACGCTGTTCTATAGCTACTAAATCCTCAGGTCGCCAGATGTAGCACTCTGCGTGTGGGTGCAGAATGGTGAGCCAATGCTCTTGAGCAATCGAGGTCTTACCCTTAGCAGTCTTGAGTTCGGCAAAGATAAGGCCTTTAATTTTGTGGGCTAGTACTAGGTCTGGGAATCCTGCAGCGCCTGTGGTGATGTATCGCCCGGTGCGTGTCATGCTCGGTTGTGCATGATGGCAATCCCAGCCGTGTATGTAAGCCAGCGCTTTTACTTGCTGTAGAAATGACGCCTCACTAATCGGCTGCATACATCATGTCTAACAGCGGTAGTGGCTTTTCAACTTTTACATTTGTGCCCAAGTGCGCACGTTCTACCCAAGTGCGATATGCGTGGCAATTATGGCAAACCAACTCACATTTAGCAATTTCTGCATCTATAAGTTCTTGAGTGCAATTTTTTTGTGCTTGTGCTTTTGACAAACTAAAGCTTTTTACATTTGGGTCTAGATGGTCAAAGGCAAACATCATGACATTCCAATCTTCACACGGCATTTGACAATCAGCACAATGACCTAACTTAACTTTTACGCTGTCAATGTAATTTTTAACGTTGTAATGGAAAGTATTGCCAGTATTGACTCTTTTTTGTCGTGTTTTAGGCACGTAACGATCGGCTTGGTATTTGCGCATAAAAGCCCTGTGTTCTTGGCGTTTTTCTTCAGGCCAAGACCAATAGCGCTCGCTGTAAGATTTGCGCGCCATTACTTGTCTTTTCCAAGCATGAATCCGCACATGAAAACTGCCAAAAGCATAATGACCAAACTAAACAAGTCGAGCATCAGAACGGCTCTTCAGGGGTGTCGTACTGTGGCGCTGGCTGTTCACCACTTTTAAGCGTGTCAATGTAGGCGCTGGCTTCACGCTTTGTCATGGCTTGCAAATTGGCTGGCGGTACTTTGCCCATTGACTTACAGACGGCCCTAATCATGTTCTGCTGTTTATCGCTGGCAAGGTTGCTGTTTTCAGTAATCTGGGTATCGCCTTGCATCCTGACCACTTTGCCCATTTCTTCACGGCTAGGGCGCTTGTTTATGTCAGACCCACTCATACCAGCATTAGCAAGTGCACGACCCACAGCGCCAGTCTCACAATTCTCTAAATGGCTGGTTTTGTTCACGTTGCCTTGGCCACGGATTTCTTCTGCCCAGCCAGTAGCAATGATTTCACCATCAAGCCACAGCTCGCATTTAAACACCGCAACATCTGATAAATAGTGCACTAGATCAGTAATGACCCGGGCATCAGGGTGAGCCTTGAGAAAGCGGTCTAAACGGCTAGCTACTGGTTCGTAATCGTCAAGGTTAAAGGCCACGGTAATGCTCTGTTTCTAAACGGCTAATTTCTGCGCGCACATACTCAAGGTGCATAAGCAACTTAGACACCTGCTTTTTGAGGTCTCTAATCTCTATGTCTTTTTCGTGCAACAGGTCTGCCATGTCATCGTTGTGGGTGTACTCACTCATCGTCAGCCAACTTGACTGTGCTCAAATAGTTGAAGCCTTTAGATGGGCCTGAATCATGCAGCGATGGGTGCCAAGAGTCCCGCACCTTTTCGGCCAGTGTCGGTATTGCGTGCAGCGCGCCTACGGCTTCTAACACAAGGCTTGATTCCTTAAACCGTAGTTCAAGCGCCAAATTGTGGCTGAGGTTAGTTAGTTTGGCGATGAGTTCGCCTAGTGATGTTTCCATTGTTTTTCCTTTGTTATTTGCAGTTGCGTTTCCATCTTTGCACATCCTTGTGACGGGATTGACAGATGAAAGCTTGTAGGTGTTTTTGTCCTTTCAGACAGCCCCAGCCCCACGGCCCAACGCGCCATACCTTACGCCCTGAGCGCTCG